ATGCTTACCGTTAAGCAGATCGACGCCGCCAAACCTACCGACAAGTCTTTTCGCCTTGCTGACTCCGGCGGCCTGTTTTTGTTCGTCCCACCGTCGGGCAAAAAGGTCTGGCGAATGCGGTACCGGTTCGACGGGAAAGAGAAGACGCTGGTAATCGGCCCTTACCCGGAGATCACTCTCACCGAAGCCAGGGCAAAACAGTCTGAAGCAAAAATGAAGCTGCTTAACGGGGTGGACCCTGCCGAGCAGAAGCAGGCTATAAAGAAGAAAGAGAAAGAGGCTGTCGCGGATTCGTTCGGGGATATCTTCAGGGAGTGGCACGCCCACAAATCAAAGGTATGGTCGAAAGGCTATGCAGATGAAATGCTGAGGATGTTTGATGATGACGTGCTGCCGATAATCGGTCATTTACGTATGGATGATGTGGAGCCGATGGTTTTACTGAAGGTGATCCGGAACTTCGAGGACAGAGGAGCGATGGAGCGCGCGGACAAAGCGCGGCGCAGATGCGGTGAGGTGTTCAGCTATGCAATTGTCACTGGTCGGGCAAAATACAATCCCTCAAGAGACCTCGCAGGAGCCATGCGTGGTTACAGAAAAGAGAACTACCCTTTCCTTCCCATGCACCGCATACACGAGTTCCAGCGGGCAATGAATGCCTATGGCGGGTGGATTGTTATAAAGATAGCTTCTCAGGTGCTGCACTATACAGCCATGCGTACCGTCGAACTCCGCTCGCTGGCATGGACAGGAATTGATTTTGAAAACAGGCTAATCAGCGTGGACCCGTCAGTGATGAAGGGTAGAAAGATGCACGTTGTGCCGATGTCAGATCAGGTTGTGGAACTCTTCCGCTTCCTGAAACAGGTAACCGGTCAGTATGAGCTTTGTTTCCCCGGGAGAACCGACAGGAAGAAGCCTATCAGCGAAAACTCCGTCCTTGGCCTTATCCGCAACATTGGCTATGAGGGCCAGACAAGCGGCCACGGATTCCGCCATCAGTTCAGCACCGTGCTGAATGAGAAGCACTGGAACAGTGACGCTATAGAAATGCAGCTGGCCCACGTAAGCGGAGGCACGCGCTCTGTTTACAACCATGCCGCATATCTCGATACCCGTCGTGAGATGATGCAGTACTGGGCTGACTGGCTTGATGAAAAGGTGGCGTAATGCCACCAATCACACCACCCTGTCGTCTTCGATCGCACTGTTGATGAAGTACGTCACTCGCCCCATCACTTCTACCTCTTCCGCAGCAGATCCCTCTATCGCTTCACCGTCATCCGTGATTAATGCCCTGCCCATGACCCGGGCAAACTGAGTTCGGCCGCCTGACAAAATCAGCAGAACTTGATTCTGTACCAGCCTGGTACACGGTTCGATAACGGCAAAGCCAGACGAGGTTTCCAGGATGCGGCTGTCGATGCCGATCCCGCAGATAGTCTCAGGTGACAACCTGCTCTCTACGTAATCGTTAGCTGGGGATGCGAAGGCCATCAGAGAACCCTCCCCATCGTACAAAGCATCCATATCCGATTCTGGCTGTCGTCCGGCGTCTTGTCGACGAAGAAGGTCTGATAAAACTCAATCCACTCATTGGCATCTTTCTGGCTGAAATGCCAGTTTCTGGCACGCAGCTCACGGATGAAGTCGTTCGTGTGAAGGCACTGATAACCTTTCGGGTTTTGCTGTATTGCGGCCACAAATGCGGCGTGAATGTCGTGACGGCGGGGCATGACCTGCACTCCTTTACTGTTTTTATATACAGTAGATTTAAAGAGAGTGCAGATCAATGCGGTGACGCCTATCAATCAGTTCAGCAGAAAACTTTACGTAGTCCATCAGGTAGGTTACGTACCCGCTATGTAAACATTGACGCCTGACAAAATCGCCTACCATCTGTGAGTGATCTCTGTAACATTATTGTTTGGGTAATGATAAGCGAGATTGTTTTCACAACTAACTCTGTTAAACTCTATGAAAATAAAATCATAAAGAATTTTATTATTTTACCGATAAACATCAACAAGTTCATATTAATAAAAGTATTTACGGAATTATTTAAATGAAAATTTTGATTCTAGGTACCTCAAATTCAATTTTAAACAACGGGTGGAGTTTTGGGTTAAAGGCCGCGCTTGAAGGTCACGAAGTAACAAGTATGTGTGTCGGGGCATCTCCGGGAATACAATTTGCTGACAAAATGTCATTGAACTTCGCAGATTACGACTATGTTTTCTTTGATTCAATACCTAATGATGAAGAATATGCGAGAAATGCCAAAGGGTATGCCTTCAATGAAAAAAATGAAAAAGTCATGGAAGAGATATATTCCACTATTTCATCTCAAACTAATTTAGTTATATTGGGGTTTTGTAACAGATGGGCATTCCTTGAGGAGTCGATGGTTTATAAGTCGAGAAAAAATATTGCACAGGCTATCGGGTGTCAGTTCGTAGATATTAAAACATTGCTCAAGGTTCATTTGAATGAAAACTCAGTGAATTCGTTGTATGAGTCTCACCAGGCCCATCCGAAAAGAGCGCTATCCTACGAGATAGGAGTGGTTATTGGAAATGAAATACTAAATCATTTCAATCAATTCAACCATGACTGTCATGATTATTCAGCTAATTTCACTGTCCAGACCGCGCATCATTTCAGTGAAAATGTTATCAGGCTTGAGAATTCATTATTATCAATGGATGTTGTGGAAGTTCATCAGGATGCACCCTTTGAAACTGACAGTACTCATTCATGCCTTGGGGTATATATCAATGCGTATGCTACCAACTGCATTTTGAGTTATGAGGATGATTATAGTTTGCAGAATGATGTGCGCTTGACCTATAACCAGAATCATGAAGATGGCAAATTCCTGAAGGTTTTCGTCCCCTTTCATAGCGCCCCTAAAATAAAAAAATTAGCTCTAATAAAAGAGTCGGGGGGAGCAAATTTATATCACCCAGTAATGACTCACGACCACAAAGAATTATCGCATAGAATGCAACTATCAAGCGTTTTATATTGGGATGGCGGCGTTGCTAGCGAAATCCAAAATGCAACGCATAAAATTAATTCATTATCTTTGAGCCATACTATTGCGCATAAACTGCTTGAGAAAAAAACACAATCCAAAATTAAAAATAAAAGCATCAGTGGAATCAAAACACATCATAACTCTTATATCCTTTTCGATAGAAATAAAAACCATGCTATTCACGGCAGCATGAGCATTGTTAGCGATTCGGTAGTCCCTGTGGTCCTGGTGAGATTAGGTGACTCATATGCTACAGCTATAGCTTATAAGCATGGGTTAGAAGTAATTGACATATTTGAAGGATCAAATATTTCCTTGTTGAAGGAACAGGATAAAATTACTTTTTCAAAGGATGGGAAGTTTTTATGCGCAGAAAAATATGGAGCGCTTACATTTTCCAGGAGTAAGGCAATGGAGTGGGAGTGCTTTACTCCCACTCAGTGAGCCTAACAGCGCGCCTTGTCAGATTAATAACGGAGCAAGTTAATAACTCTACTGGCAGTAAATCATGACAGAGACTTTGTCTTGGTAACTATAAAATCGATTGGAGAGCCGGCGACTATGTCTGCCGGCACTGCACCAGTAAGAGTGATAGTCAATCCTGAAACTGCGCTTACCTGAGTTGTGAGGTTGTCTGTTCCTGACGTATAAACAACATATGCAGAGGTGGCTTGGTCAAAGTATTGCACTGAGGCTTCCGCCACGGTAATCACATTACCCGCCACGCTTTTAACCAGATAACGCTGACGGAGAAGATTCACCTTCATCTCCGTCATATCATTTTTATAGCATGGAACACCCTCAGCAATGTTGGCCATGTTGATGTCTGAGGCATTGAAATAACTCATTGCGCTTTTCTTTACGACTGGAACAATACCGAATGCTTTCCGGTTTCCGCTGGTTGATTCTTTATAGAATCTGGCGGTGATCCGCAAGTATTTGAACAGTTGTCCCACGGTAGACGCGCCGAAGTTCATCTGCATCCTGACCGCAGAAATTCCAGAACCGATACCTATAAACATCTGCCTTGAGTTTGAACTGAGAGAGTAATACCCATCAGCAGCCCAGGTCTTACCAGGCATTGTTAACGCGTTGGGGTCTGATGGCTCTGTCTGGATCAGTTTGCCTGCCATGTCATACAGGTAGATGACCGGACGGAACAGCGCTACGTCAGAATAAACCATAAACATATCGCCGTTCCTTACCGGGATTTTACGGTCATCCATTAATAACCGCCCAAAGTTGCCAAGACATTTAAAGCGCCCGTCCACCAGGTGTTGAACGAAGCGCACGCCATGCAGATCCGTGTTGAAGGAAAACGCCCCGGTCAGCCCAGCATTAAGAGAGGAAACAAATGGTGTAGCTTCAGATAAAGCGAATACCGTTACTTCGTCTGCATACTCGTCCTGCGCATGGAATACGGCATTGCCGCGGCCAAGGTCGTTTACAGTCACCAGGTTATTTGGGTTATATGGTTCATTGCCATATCCGGGTGTGGATTTCCACGTCGCCTCGATTATGTTGTTCCATGTTTCAGCACCAAAATTGATGTTCAGTGTTTCGGACGGATTGGTGCCTACCCTTTCGAATCGGAATCCATGCAGATAATTACTGCTTCCCACTGGCATATCAATGATGCCTGCACCTTCCATGGTGCCGTGATGGAAGTGGTTATGGTTATGCTGATAAGACCCATCTACAAAGAGGATTTTATTGGTCCTGTTCAGGTAGAAAATATTTTCATTTATCCATCCCGCGTTCATGCCATAAAGCTGGATAGTATCGACCTTCTTTAATGTCAGCGTGCTATACCCGCATGAGTAATCCGTTAACTTCACAGTTGGTGCGTCATCTGCATACAGTTGCAAATAATCACAGCGCTCTACGGAGATATTCTGACCCTTTACTCCTATGCCGCGCATGTCGGGATTGGCAAGGCCTGCCGTCCCGGTTACTCGAATCACCGTCCCGAAAGACTGAGAAGGGTTATTTGGGTTGCTTGAGTTTCCGCCGAAAATAATACCGATACCGGAGTGGTTGATGTATATCGTGGCGTCGTTATCGAGCACGTTCACACCGCGTAAATCGATGGTTTGCGTGAGGCGATAACCGTTCAATGCTTTCGGAATACTCATCGCTTTGCCAGTTGATAAACATTCAGCAGCTGTCGCCAAAAATGCGGATGTGGAGTCTGTGCCGTCCAGGCCATTGGTACTGTCGGCCTTCGCTTCCTTATCAAGGACGCAAATCACATCAGCGTTCTTGTCAGCTTGTGTTCTCCCGATAGCGACTCCTACCAGGCTGGCTCCCGTAGGTTTAGCTAAGTCTTTGCGGAGAACATCAGCTACATCAACCGGTTGCCACTTTCCTTCACCAGTACCACCGGATGACGCTGGCGTTGAACCCGGCAGCACCGTTTTTGGCAGCGTTTCAAGGTCGTCCCAGCGATACCAAATGTTGGTGCTTTCATCTTGTAAAAGCTCGCCGGCGGAAGCAACCGTTCCCCCTCCCTGGAAGGATCCAGCAAGACTCCATCCGAGGTTGTAGATCTGCTGCAAAACCAGCTGCTTCAGACCTTCAATTGTGTAATGCCTATTACCGAACCGGTCGAGATACTGCTGCGCAAAGGAGGTAACAAACTCGTCGATTTTCCCGGCGTTAAATTTCAGGTCGCGCGGCGTTTCACTCGGCACTGGCAGATTTGTAGGTTGAGTGGCCATATATTTTCCATAAAAAAACCCGGCGCAATGGCCGGGTTGAGAGGATTGAGTGGGGATTACTGGTAGACGCTGTCGCTGTACTCAGAGACGGTCAGGGATACTGTGTTATCGCTGTTGGGCTTGATGCTGTTGACGGTCCACAACTGGCTGTCCAGTTCTTCCACGGTGGCGATCAGGTAACGCGACGGGAGCTGCACTGTGTCGCCGTTCCAGATGTTGAGCTGTATCGCTGGCACCGCCGCGGTGAAGCCATAGGGCGTGTCGCTGCGCGCCGTTGCCGGATAGCGTAATGTCGGGTTGCCCAGACTGTCGGTGACCAGCACATACATCGTGCCGGAAAAGCTGATCGGCTCGCTGGTATCGAAATTGTTACCGGTGCGCCCGGTGATGTAGCCCTGCTGCTGGTTGCTGTCGTAGATGTCTGGCATCTGAATAACGCTGCCCGCCTGAATAATTCCGTCTTCGAACACCCGGGCATTCATCCTGACTCGGGAATACATCAGGCGCCGCGTTTCGCGCAGCGCGCGCTCTCGCGCCTGGAACTCATCACGGAAACCGACGATCTCCAGTTTGTTGGGGTTCTCCGCCTCCTGCTCGACGATTGCCCCATTCAGTACCCGGTAGTTGATGTAGGTCTTGTTGTTCGTGGTCGGATGGACATATGACACCTGCACACCGTCATAGCCTCCCGGCAAAGTGGCCTCGTATGTGATTTTGTACTCGTCCGTTTTCATGTTGGCCCGGTTGAATACCGCCGCCGGGTAGTCCACCTTCTGATCGCGGGTAAACGTCAGAACCCCATCATCCCAGTACGCCATTACCGACGCGGCGTTGCAGATCGCGCGCACCCGGTCGCCCAGCGAGTCGTTTTCGTCATCAAAGGTGTAATCGAATTGCCCAAGCCGGTCATCCGGCAGGCTTTCGGCGATTGCATACAGGCCGTACAGGTCAATGCTACTTACCGGCTGCGCGCCCATTACCAGCCATGTGTGCGCCACCGCATCCGCAAATGAGCGCGACGGCCTCAGCGTGTAATCCACCGTCTGCGTGTCCAGGTCATAGGTGATGGTATGGCGCGTTACCAGTACGTTGTACTTGCGGTCTCGGCTGCCCAGCGCGTTCTCTGTCGCCCTTACCTTCACGCGCACCAGCGTATCGGTTGGATGCACGACGTTGGTTCTGACGTTGACCGAGTGGATCTCCTCAACCTTCAGGATAGAGGCATCACTCGAGTTATCTGTGCGCTGGAAGTTAATGGCGTACTTTCCGAAACCGCCGGTCGGCGTCAGCTTATCGGTGCGGTAAAATACCTCGCTCGATGATTTGTGCGGCGTCCCCTGGTGATACGCGAACGTCTGCTGAGTACCCGGCACCTGGTTGTAGTCATCGTCAATCTTCCAGATCGTGACCTTCCAGTCAGCTGACTTTTTCCCACCCAGCTGCACCTGAGTGTGCAGCCACAACTGAGAGGACTCGACCGGCGAGAAGAACGGTCCTACCACGAGCGCTTCATTATCGTTGAGGATGAATTTCGTCGTGTTGATTGTCGCCGTTGCCGGCACGTCAGGAGGGCCAATCAGATCCGCCATCGTGAATGTGTACCACTGGACCGGGTTAACCACCGCGCCGTCGTTCGTTTCGACAGCCGATATCAGCGTGCCGGAGAAATCGACATCCTGCGTGACGTTACCGGTTGGCGTGCTGTAGGTTACGTTAATCGTGAATGTAACCGCATGCGGAAGGACGAGGCCCATGAAGTAATCAAACTCAGCCTGCTTGATGATTTTTACTGCAATCTGCCCGCCGGAGTAAGTTCCGCTCACAACCGTGTTGGCGGTGGCTGTCTCGATCGGGAAATTGTCCGATTCGTTCTGGCCAGGCACTTCCTGGCCGTCGACGTCGTCGAACCCGTAGCCTTCGTTGATGGTGGGGATTACCTCACCAGGCTGGAAAAACTGGTATTCGGCTCCTGGCATACTTCCAAGGCTTGACTCTGAGTAACGTACCGACTCATAGCCGTATTTTCCTATGCCTACACACATCCACTCTGTAACGAACTTTAGTCCACCATCATTTTCATTCTGCCGAACATACTCAAAAAGCGATTCCTGGATCAAATCAGGGTATGAGCGGATTTGCCCGTAGATGTCTGGTTTTGCTTTGTAGACGCGCGCCGTATTCGTCTGACCGGTCAGGCTATTGTTTGGCGAGTCGATCGTGTTGCCGCCGGCATTAGCGATCGCCGGTTTGGGAGCCAGGAACGAGAAGACCGCGCCGACAACTTTGAAAATCGGGCTGAGAATGTCGCCAATGATACCCTTCGGCTGGTCGAATATCTGGATGCGGTCCAGTTCGCGCAGTTCAAATGCCAGTTCTTCATCGTCGCCTAACTTAACGCCGTTGCGGACGATGAGCAGATCGCGGTGAAAGGTAGCGTCATTGGCCGCCAGCCAGTCATAAAAAAGGGTGCCGTTTGGCACCCTGTAGCGTTCTTTTGGCGTTCCCGGGAAACGCTGAAGCTCAATCAACGCCATAAGAAAAAAACTCCACTTTGGTGAATGCTCGCTGAATGACCAGCAACGAGTCCATGCGTACGCTTCCGTTCTCGCCGCGCGAGTGCAGCGCCTGCCGGTTCAGTACCAGACCAACATGCGCCGGTTGCGTGCCGCGGTACCCGACGAATATCCCGCCCTCTACCGGTTTATCAAGCTGGCGCCAGAAAACGACGTCACCCTGGTAGCAGGTGAAGAAATCCTCACCGGCTTCGTAGTCCGGCGTCTGGTGCAGTTCAATTCCGAGAACATGCCGGTAATACAGCACGCATAATCCCCAGCAATCCACCTTCTCGAACGAACAGGCCCGGTTAGCCCACGGCACGCCGATCACCTTCCGAACAAAATCAGAGGTACTGAAGTCCCGTGTACTCGACTGGATCATAAAGGCGACCAATATTGTTGTTCAGAGGGTTGGTGACGGAGAGAGTGACCGATGCGGCATCAGCATCGATATCCACCGTCTTGACGTAAAGCTGCCACGACTTAATCGGCACCGACACATCGCCGCTGTCGAAGATCTGCCGCGTGGCCGTGATGGCAGTCAGCCTGGCCGCACCCTTCCACTGTTTCATCAGCGCTTTGATATCCGACGACAGCCGCCCAAGCTTCACCGTCGCGTCGATTACCGGCGTACCGCTCTGCTGGCTCTCTTCGATTTCAAAACGGGCGGGTGTGTACGCCTGGCCGCCAAGCGTCTTCGGGAAGAACTGCTTATCGACCAGGCGGACATAGCCAAAGGATGGATGATAGAACGTGATGGTGTCGTACAGTCCGCGCGTCGGGCGCTGCTGCTTATACTCCCTAAAGCTCGGCATTACGGCACCCTCGGAAGTGATTCCGGATCGCGTCCGTCTGGGTAACCCGTAACCACGATATCCAGCCACGAATCCCACGGTGGCGGCAACTCAACAATGATGTCGTCGAACTCGTCGTCGGCATTGTAGAGGTGGTTAGCGATTACCGTTCCCGTCCAGGTCACCACCCCGCCGTCGATACTGGTTTGCACAGGCATCTGCGTGAAGTGAAGCTCCTGCAGCTGCAGGCCACTGCCGCCCAGATTGATATTCATCCGGAACCAGTTAAGGCCACGATTGAGATAGTTTGGGCTGCGCAGCCACTGCTGGAAAGCGCGCTCCTGCGCCAGGGTGAATATCCACGTCAGCGACCAGGTCACTTTCAGGTCGTCGGTTTGATTCTCGAAAATAGCCGGGCCGACCGCTGGCTGATCGGTCTGGAACCCGGTATCGAGCGTCATGTTTTTGCTGGCCTTCTGCGCCAGCGGCAGCCAGTCGGGATAGTCGATAATTGGCATCAGCCCTGCCCCCTTGGCGTGCGCTTAACGTTCAAATTGCTGGTAATAGCCTGGCTTGCTGGGCCACCATTATTCATGTCAGCGATAAATGCATCGATGGTCCAGGTGCCGTCACTGCCCTGCGTAGCCTGTGCATCGACCGACGCTGAAGAGTAATTGTTGATATTCAAAATCACCCCGCCACCTCCGCCAGCAGTCATCTCCTTATTGCTGATCACCTTGCCGTTGTCGCCCGGTATCATGTACTGCTTACCGGTACTGGCCTGGTAAATCTCCGGCATGCCACCTTCGCCGACCTGGTACATTCCGCCTGCACTCACCGGGCCGCCATTCTTGCGCTTGCCAGACAGCGCAAGGATGCCAGCCATCGCGCCAAGGCCAATAGCAACAGCTCCACCAAACGAAGCCACTGAGGACATAATGGCCGCCGGAGTCCATGCTGCAGTGGTGGCCGCTGCCGCCGCGGTAGACGTGGCCGTCGTGGTGGCAATGCCTGCCGCCTGAGCAGTGGTCGATGCTGCAACTGCAGCAGTGGTGGCCGTCTGACCCATGATGGCTGACTTCACCCACTCAACGCCCATCTGAACGAAGGTGTTGATTACACTGTTCAGCACGGTCATGCCGATACTGCGCATTGCGTCGCTGGCAGACATGCTACCAGTGACAATGCCCGTCAGCGCATTACTGGCAACCGAACCGAGTGAGTCGAAAGCCGCCGCTGCTGCCTGTGTGGCTGCGTTCTGCTGCGCCCATTCTTCCCACATCGCCGCGTTACGCTGATCCCGATATTGCTGTTCGATAGCAGCGCGAGCCGCCTCAGCTTCCCCGATCTTCTGCGGGTAAAGTTGGGCGTATTGTTGGATGTCCGCGATGTCTTTCTGATACTGACTATCCAGTCCGGCAGTTTTGCTGGTTTTACCCTGGATGGTGCTGAACTTATTGGCAGCGTCGGTACGCTCCTTTTCTGCCTTGGCCTGGGCGCGCAATGCGTTGGCGTTATCCCAGGCTTTAGCCGCGTATTGCCCGGCCAGAATTACCTGTTCCTGTGTCGCATCATTACCGAGAGACTGCTGTGCATTAAGCACAGCCTGAGCTCGCGATAACTCACCAACGCTTCCGGCTGACAGTTCGGCCTTCTGCTTCAGTTCGTCGAGTTTTTGGTTAACAGACTCTTGAGCTTTAGCGTATTGCTCAGCCTCTTTCTGGGCTGCTGACGCTCCTCCTTTAGACTTGCTCCCAGTGGCCGTCGCGGTGGTCTTAATCTCGATCGGCTTGGTATTGGCCGCAGTGTTTGATGCTTTAGTTACCGCCTGCATATCACTAACAAGAGTTGCGGCCTGATCACTAAGAGTGGAAAGGGCCTGGTTTTGGGCTGCCCAACCATCAAGCCCAAGCCATGACCAGGTGCGCGCGCGACGGTTAAACATCTCTGCAGTACTGTTCAAATCAGAGATCTGAGCATCTGCAGACACCGCTTTACCAACCAGCCTATCGAGCGCAGCAGTCAACGAGTCGATCACCATTACCATCCCTGAGCTTGCACCTGTTGCCTGGTTAACAGAGTCAATCATCGACAGGAATGAGTTTGTCAGTGCGGTATTGGCCTGTGAAAGCGTGCGCGGGAGTTTCTCGAATTCAGCATTCACTGAGCCGGTTTTCTTCTGGATGGCGTTGAGAGCATCTTCTGCCGTCAGTTTACCGTCCAGCATCAGTTGGCGAAGTTCTCCGATACTTACACCCATCCCGGCGGCAATCTGGCGCGCTAGTTCTGGCATTTGCTCAAGGATGGAGTTGAACTCCTCCGCCCTGACAGTGCCGGAGGAAATTGACTGACCGAACTGGCGCAGCGCATTCGCCATTTCCTCGGATGAGGATCCGCCGATGCGCCCAATTTTCTGAAGAGTCTCGGTGAGCTGAATGATCTGGCCGTTCGTCGCCCCAGTATCGCGCAACGCCGTGCTGAGGGTTTCCCACAGTTTCGCCGTGTCCTGCAGTGAGCCGCCAGTTGCCGAGCTTATGCGCATCAGATTCTGCATCGTCTGCGATGCCGCTGCAGCGCTACCGGTAAGACGCTCAATGCGCGCGTTGAGTTGACTCATGTTGTCAGCAGCAACAAGAAACGCCTTACCCCAGTCAACAACGAGTGACGCCGCAATAGCACCGGCCACGCGGTTGATATTGGTCTGCAGCTCATCCATCTTTTTGGCTGCGTTGGTGGCAGAGTTGCCGATTGAGTCGAGTGACTTATTGGCCTTTCCCTGCGCCTTCAGCAAGCCAGAAACATCGGCCTCGATGTCGTAATAAATCTCGCCTGCTTTTTCAGACATCACTTTTCTCCGGGCATAAAAAAACCCACCTCTCGGTGGGTTAGTCATTCGTGTCGTTTATTGGCATCGTTCGGTGTAGGCTGGCGGTGGCGGCGTGCCGCGCGAACTCAGGAAATGTTCGCCAAGCGTGTAATCGACGCCTTTCGAGAACATACCTTTCGATTTCATTTTCAGCTCAACGAAGAATGGGTGAAACCCTGCATAGGCCCCAAAACCGTTCTTGCCGTTAATTTCCCCGCAAACTATAGCAAAGACACGGCCCTCGTCAGCATCCATCATTTTTGCAACTTTCACGTTGCGGAATTGCGCACTACCAGGATCCAGTAGATTGGCTGAAACTTCAGATTGCGCCAGAGAAATTGCCTTTTCCTCACCCGGCTTACAGCCAGCCAGAACCAGCGGAATAGCCAAAGCCAAAAGTATTTTCTTCACTCTTATCCCCTGAGTTTTATTGTCGAGCCATATTACGCCCGGTCAGGCGATTACGGTACATCCATTATTACCTCAGGCGGCTTTCCTTGCTGATTTTTCGCGCTCAATCATTTCCTGCCAGCGGCGATCGTCATCGTCCATAACAGCGTCGTACTCTTCCCTGGTGAAGCCTTTCTGGTCTGGGTATTTTGCATTAAGCATCATCGCAAATTCGGTCATTGTGAGGTTTTCAGCCTCTTCCCTGCTGATTCCGAAATGGTTTCGCGCTGCCATGATGTATTCAGTCGCATGAAACTCAGGCGTCGTTTCTTTGCTTTCGTGCTTCTGCAGTTTTCGTACCTTGGCCCGACCGATAATGCCATGCATGATCAGTGACTGAGCTATCAAGATAAGGTTCTCAGGCGGAAGCGCGCCGCGGTGCCATACGAATGTGCGCCTGCCAGTACGCGAAGGCTCATGCCATCCAGTCAGTTCAGAAACGTCCTCGTCACAGCAGGACTGAATGACGTTAATGGCCGAGAGCAATGCTTCGCGCACAAAAGCAGCTGAACCTGCTGCATCCAGAGCCCACTTCGGCAGGGAAATATCACCGAAGTAGTAAGCGTAAAACATGCGCTGATGCTCCGGTATAGCACTGTGAATATCCCTGGCCGCATCAAGCATCTTCGCCACGTCATCATTGAAAAGCGCATAGAAAGTGCGGACGATATGCTCTGGCTCGCCGATCCGCGTCATGTTACGGAACGATGGCCGGAAGAAGTATTCCTGCTCGCCAGCACCAATCAGGCACTCGCCAATCTCTTTCAAGGGTGTCATATCGTTCTCCATAACCAGTATCAAGGGCAGCACGCCGCCCTTTGTAGTGATTACGGTGCAGCAGTCACGGTAACAGCACAGGTATCGGTGAAGTCACCATCTGCGGTTGTAGCCGTGATTGTCGCTGTGCCAGCGGCAACGGCCGTTACCATGCCGGTTGAACTGACGGTGGCGATAGATGGTGCCGAGGTCGTCCAGGTGATCGCCTTGTTTGTCGCATCGGTTGGCTGAACTGCACCGCTCAACTGCTGGGTTGCGCCAACGACCAGAGATGCAGTCGCAGGTGTGACTTCAACGCCGGTGGCCGCGATAGAGTCAGCGACTTCGAATACAACGGTGTCTGCGTCGTAGACTTTCCATTCCCCAGAGAAGGTGGAAATATCGTTGGTTCCGAAATCACCAGACCACGAAGTGGTGTTCATGTAACCCTGGATATAGGTTCCAGCGCTCTCACCCGCGAAGTCGAAACGCACCCACAGGTTAGGCTGACGGCCTGCCTGAACTTCGTCAAAGATGTATTTCGACAGACGCCACGCGCCGATCTCGTTATCTTTGTCAGACTTGCGAAACTCCCCTTCGCCGGAGATCGTCAGATCCATGTTGTTGACCAGGTTCTCCACCAGCCCTTTAGCATCATCTGCCTCGGAGTTGATGGTGTTCATCGAATAGTCGATGCCCTTGGTCGTCATAGCGCCGAGACGCTTCCACTCGGAAAGCGCTGGCACTGCGTCGGGGCAGCCAAAGGCCATGCGTAGCACAGCCACTTTCCCGATCAGCTTGCCAAAATCATTAGCACAGCCTTGCATGTGTTACCTCTCAAATAAAAAAGGCCGCCGGATGGCAGCCTGATGGGTTGTTGATAGGAGTTATTCGCCGTATACGCACATGAACTGAAGTCGGAAGACCAGGCGCCCCTCTTCGGTCATGATCGGTGCCGGCATGTTGCCTAGGTTTTGAATAAGGCCAAGGCACTCATCGGAAATGTCGTTCTGTTCGACAAAATTGATGATGTCCTGAGCCTTCTCTGCTGCCGCGCGGCGCTTATCCTTGGCTGAGATGACATCCACCAGTACGTAGTGGTCAGAACCGAGGTCATTTCGGATGTCTGTGCCACCATTAGGCCTGAACACGATGAATGCGTCGGTTAATTTCTTTGTATCGTCCCATGCCAGCAACTGAACGATGAAGCCAGTGGTAAGCCCGGCATCAACGAAATAATTACGCACGCGCTCGTACATGGCTGGTGTCATAATGAAAGCTCCTTGCGCATTACGGCATCAATCTGGCTGCGGGTGTCTTCAAATCCTTTGGTTAGGAACTCTTTCTGCGCAGTGGCGCGGCGGAAGGTTTGAGGAACACTTGGATCGTGAACGAAAACAGCGTAGTTAGCCGTGTACCCCACTCTCGCTGTCAGCCGAACGCCGTTGTTTATCAACTCCCGATACTGGCTATTCAACAGCGTTGAGGTGTCGATCGGCGTGTAAAGCGCGGCCTGTGAGCTGCCGATTATCATTGCTGACTGCAGCGCCAGGACAACCTTGCGCCCTTTCACGTCGTTGAAAATGCGGTTGAGCCCGGCTTTCGACTGCTTAACGCCGCGCACTTTGATGCCCATAGCTACACTCCAGTCAGGATGGCGTAATCATCCGCCACTCGCTCAAACGTGTCGGCGTAGCGGATAACCTGGCGTACCTCGTCAGCACCGGCCGCAACCGGATCGGCGTCGGTAGATTCGCCAATCAGCAGGTAATCACCGGCGTCGGCCAGGGCGTACTCAGTCCAGACAGTATTTTTCACGACGATTTCAGCGCCCAGGCTGCCGATACGCTTTGATAGCCCGCCCTCATAATCGACCATGATGACTACCGGCGAGGCGTAGCCGTTTATCGGATCGCCGTTCTCGTCCCTGCCGCCAGCACCCTTGCGCCAGATGGTGGCCTTGGCGGTGTAGGACCAGTTTGCAGCTGATGACATCAGCCCTCCCTCCACTTCAGTACCTTCGCGCCTGTCGCCTGGATACGCGGGCAGTTGATGAACCACTCACCGTCCGATTTCACGTAGCCGGTGGTCTCCCGCCCGGTATCGGTCAGCACCCAGACGCGAGTGAAAGAACGAGGCAGACGAACGCTTACAGATGTCCAGGTCATCAGCAGCCCCCGACAACCATGAACATTCCGACGCTATTACCGGCGCTGATAGGCAATTCCCCGGTGCATCCACTGGTATCGAGGCGGCCCAGTGAATCGCGCAGCCAGGTGATGCTGTCGTCGCCATACTCAAATGAGCGTGAGGCACCGGACGGTGCCCCCTGCGATTTGATGCGGCGCGCGCCCGAGGACGTCGCCATCAGCGCGGCGGCGTACATCAGGATCAGCTTCGAGGTGCAATCGTCATACCCTGCCCCATCGAGGCACGGGATGATTTTGTTTACCACGCAGAGGATCGGATCCAGCAGCGCCCCGGGTATGCTGTAACCCAACTCACCGAGGAACGCCTGTACGTCTGCCGCTGTGATTGGGTCAGCCATGGTTATTTCGCCTTCTTCGATTTAGAGGATGTTTCTGCCTGCTCTGCCTGCTCTGCCTGCTCTGACTGCTCTGCCTGCTCTGCAGGATTATCGCCCGGCGTCGCCACTTCAAGCTCCTGCTCACCGACTTCACCGACGAATGACACCCGGCCTGCGAACGCTGGCGGAACGGATGCCGCGATGAACTCGTGCCCTACAGGCAGTTGCTGGAATACGCCATCAATCGTGCCCCAGCAGCCCGGTTTTTCGATTCTTAACTTTTGCATGTTCTCTCCTGAAGAAAAGGGGCCGAAGCCCCTTAACCCTGTGCGTTGAACACTTTCGAGCGACCATTGAAATCGCGTTTGATCTGCAGACCTACCGCACTCCATACCAGAGTGTTGTAGTTGTCGAACGGATTCTGTCGCGGGATCATGAAGGTGCCCACCGGCGCGGCGATGCGCGTCTTGATGTACTGCGAATTGCGCACGTACGCGATGAAGTGGTTGCCGGTCAGCTTAAAGGTCTGGTTTACAGACTCGATGCGACCGTAGCGCAGGATGTACTCAAGCACGGTGCCTTCTTTGAAGCCGGCAGCGGAGGAATACGGTTTGCTCAGGTTGCGCATGATGTCAGGCGACACCCACACCTTCACCTTCTCCTGCACGTAGTTATCGTCAAGGAGCTTCGCGAACGGACCGGTGAAGAACGCTACCGACTCATCTGGGGTCGAGGTCGTCAGGTCGATGTTCAGACCGGATGCGCTCAGATCCACCTGATTGGTGTTGGCGTGGTTGGTAATGCCTGCACCGACGTAGCCCTTCACCTTCACCTTCGCGTCCCCAGTCAGCATGTAGTCAGCCATGTCTTCACGGATGGCCGCAACGTGCGCTTCCTGGTCGTCGGCCATCGCGTCGAGGTTTTCCGACTGCATGCCGTTCCATTCACGCCATTCACGGCTGTAGCCGGTGTTGAAGATTGGGATCGGGTCGCCTGCTTCGTCGTAGATGACTTTATCCAGCTCTTCCGGCACATGGCCAGTCAGGGTGCGATGTACCTTGCCGGCCTCGCTGGAAACGCGGTACAGAGCGGCGGTTTTGCCGATAGAGATCGGCGTACCGAGCCCAAGCAGGTCATCCAGCAGACCGTTGCCTTCGTCATTGCGGAAAACACGGGTGGTGATGTTGTCCACTTCGCGCCAGTAGTCTTTGGAGATCAGCGCTGCCTGGTTAACTTCCAGCGCGCCGTTATACTGGGCGGTGATAGTGTTCTGATTGATGTTGAAGGCCTGGCGCTGCATCAGCAGCTGATTCCACGCCTGCTTAATCTGGTGATGTTCGGTAACCAGCTTTTTGTTGAAAACGATCATGCTCATGCGGTTGCTTTCCCTGATTTGCGAACTTTCACGAGCTGCGCTTCCGCGCCGACAGTGATTTTCTCGCGTGAGTAGAAGAGGATGTGGTCAGTGGCCGGGGTGGTCGACTTCGCCAGGGTGCCGTCACCGTTGGAGATCAGGCCTTCGTTCTCCAGAAGCACTTGCCCGGCCTTGACGCGCATGTGGTAGTCGACATCGTCTTCACACATGATGGCCGCGCCAGTATCACCTGCTGGCACTGCATCACGGATATCACCACCGCCGATGTAGTTGTGCTGCATAGTCAGGGGAACGCCAGTGCCGCCTGCTGTTGCGTGGTAAATCCACTGCCCGGTAGCGTCAAGTTCAACGAGTGAGCCCGGCAGGATGGCTACCTTGCAGAGCGCCTCAATGACCTGCGGGTCATTCTTGCGGGCCGGGCCCGCGATTACGGTATGGAAACGAGGAGCGAGTGCCATTATTCAGGTGCCTCCATGGTAAGGATTTCGCTTTGTGCGCCGTTACCCTGGAATGCAGGGTTCAGCCCGGTGCTGGTCTGGCATTGCGAGAACATATCGTTCAGCGCTTCGGGAGCCAGAGAGTTGATCGCCGCTTCGGTCATGAACGGGAACTTGGCTTTCACCGCCTGGCGCTTCTCGGCGGTGTCTTTCTCCGCATTGGCCTGCAGCTGAGTTTCCAGGTGGCTGATTTTGTCGGTCAGCGGAGTGAGAGCGGCGTTTACCGCTGCAGTAATGGCATCAGTATTCACCTGAGCGCCAGCCGGGTCGCCGCCACCGGCTTTCTTCTGCATCTGCTGGTTGTAGGCATCCCAGACTTGATCGTCGGTCAGCCCCTCGGTTGTTACGCCTGCGGCATTGAGCGCGGCGATCATCTTCTGTTTCATCGGGTTTTGTTCTCCGTTGGTTTTGACTTCGTACTCAGTGGGTTTGCGCACGACTTCGATGGGCTCACCGACCAGCGTTACCGCGTTGTCATCGATGAGGTATTTCTGCTGGAAGAGTTTCGAGCCCTCTTCGTAGATGAATTTGTCCGGCCAGACGGTCACCACATAGCGATAAGCGTCACTGCCAGACGGGGCGCGGATAGCCTCACGCAGCATCTGGTAGATTTCGTCGAATGATGCGTCGGAGTTGTGGGTGAGGAAAAACTTCACCTTGTTCACCAGACCGTCCTTGAGACTGTTCGCCGCATCGATGAGATTGGCAGTTTCGACCTCCCCTTCCTGCCCGTCAGCGTTCACGAACATGCCAACGCCCTCTTCCGGCGTTCCGGCCCCCGGCTCATCCAGCAGGATGGCGATATGGTCGAACTGCATGTTGCGGGCGATCCAGGTGTACTTCTTCTCCTTCGACTCGCCCGATTTCTTCTCTTTGTTGGTGAGCAGCCCGGTTGAGAGGTGAATCGGGTCGGTGTTGGTACCAGCGATCATCTCGTCGAGGCGGTTAATCAGGCGCTTGCCATCAGGTTTCGTCTCAGCAACAGCTTTGTTGATGTAAACGTCCATGACGACCTGATCGCCTGACTTACTGACGTTCTGCGCCCAGGCACCAACGTGATAAGCGTTGATGGCGCGCGGGTCATTGGCGCTGACATACTTGCCATCTACCATCGGGTGCGGCAGAGGCATCAGCTTGCCTTCCATCGTCTGGTAGCTGTTGTTAATCTCCTCCGCCGGGTACAGGCCGCCATTCATCACGATGTCATCGACGATCGGAACCGCACCACGAATGACGTAGTGTTCCTGGCCGTTGATGGTGGTCGTTGAGATGTTGGAGGCGTTAATGGCGAGGGATTTAACGTGGATGCTGGATAGCTTCACGATTATTCCTCAGGTTTCTTGATCGCTTAATCAGCGGGCAGTAATTTGTTTAAACCGAACACTTATGGAGGATTGCAATGGCTTTATTTAAGGTTACTTATCAGGTTAATGGGGATCCAACCTTCAGGGACGTCAATGTCAGTAGCGATAAAGAATTAACCACATTTGATGATGAGGTTATTGAGGCAGCGATGCGTGATTCTGTTCATTACACCCCGGCATCAAGCGCAACATCCATTAATGGACTGAGAGTGGTAATGGTTACCCCAATCAAGTAGTCCCCTTCCAAAGCTGGCGCTCTTTCGCCAGCTTATCAGCCAACCCTTCATTAAAGATGCTGCCGTCGTCACTGAGCAGCACCGGGATCTGGCTGCAGTAGCAGTTGTACCGGTTCCCGTTTACGGCGTAGAAGTCGCGCACCTCTTCGGTGGTGTACACCCTGCCGTGACGGCTGGCGTGCCAGCTGCGGGTTGTGGGCTTGAGCGCTGACAGCCACAGCAGGCCGGTATTCAGCCCCAGCCGGTCAGCAGCCCACTCCGTTTCGTTCCACTGAGCCTGCCGCAGCGCGCCGACCTGCTCGGTCTGGGCAATTGCCTTGGCTCTGGACATGCTCACGTCCAGCCTTTTGCTGATGACCGAAGCTGTTTCTCTTGGTGATACCCCGCGCGCCACCGCATCGGTGATGATGCCTGTCAGGTCAGCCCGGGCGGCATCGCTGATCGCCTTCCAGTCGCTGAATGTCGTCAGCCTGGCGGAGGCGATCTGGTTTTGATAACCGGGACTGCTTAAAAGCTGCTGTAGTGTCGTCTGGCTGGAGTAATACGGCGATTGTTGCGAGAGGTTATTGAAGGCCTCCAGCGTGCCGCGCTGCGCCTCAGCGACGATGTAATCCATCGCCCACTGATTGTTCTCACCACCGTCCAGCAGATAGTCATCAAGGATGCCCTGCACCGCCTCCAGCAGCTCCGCCAGCTCCTGCGGGGTCATGTCGTAGATGAACTTTCCGGCGTTGACCCGGTAGAGTCTCGGATCCTCGCCGTTGACGTGGCACAGGAAGTGCCAGTTGTGGCTGTTAACCTCTCGTTCTCGCCCGGTCAGGCGCTGGTCGAACAGGGCTTTCAGGGCTGACTTAATCGCGTAATACCGGTCCTCTATATTGCGCTCCATCCTGCTGACTGGCTTACGCGACATCGTGGGGTCAACTTTCGACCGTGGTATTACCGGACTCTTCGGCTTCTGATTCTGGGTCGGCCAGTGGGTCAGGCTTTGGCTTATTGCCATCTGGCTTCACCTCGTCATCAAGTTCTGGCAGGGCCTGTAGCTCGCCTGCCGCGCGTATCTCGTTTTCCGTGATAGCCGAGCGGCCAAATGCGTTTGTCGATTTAACGGCAACGTCAGCCAGCTTATCCATGTTGGCAATCTTCTCTGCCTGACTCGGAGCCAGCAGATCGGACCATCCTACGGTGACTTCTTCGCCGCTGGCAGGAGGGATAAACCCCAGCGTCCAGAAGCGGGTAACCACCTCAGTGATGACGTCTGTCAGGAAGCCATTGCGTCGGCTCATACGGGTTTTGGCCCAGTCCTTAGCATCTTCCGTGCTGGCCCGTTCGCCAGTCTGCATACCCACCAGCACTTTCACCGGGATCGGCAAGGTGGCGCAGAACTCATTGAGCGCAGTCCGCCAGGTTGGCTCCGGGTCGGCAACGGCCACGGAAAGCACGCTGGTATCACCCTCCTGCATGATGACGGCGCTGTCTGTGCTGTCATTCAGGCGGCGAACCTGGTCATCCATCCCTTCTGAGAGTTGCGCCTCGCTAACGCCCAGCGCCCTTGCCAGCTGCGCAAAGCTTGTTTTGGCGCTGAAGTTGAAGTTGAGCTGCCGGCTGGCGTTCTTCAGGAACCCCTCAGCAGCACCACCAGACACCTTTTCGAGGTCCAGCAGCTTGTTGAAGCCCTCTTCCAGCAGCGACTCGCCGGAATCAAGCCGTCCGTCATCCGAGCCTTCAGCCAGGATAATGACGCGATCGGGATGAACGTTGATGATTCGCCCGGGCTGGCCGCTGCGCTGCTGCTGTACCGGAATTTCGGTAAACGAGTACATGCTGACAGCGCCATAGTCCTCGCTGTTCTGGTCCTCGTTATAACTGACCGGGTCGAGCTGGGCCTCCCAGACCGGGATTAGCCGGACGAGCGCCCTTTCCTGCAGCCTGCCGACCATCGCCTTATCGACAGGATCCCACCATGGCTTACTGTCTTTAACCTGGATGAGCAGCGCTGAGTAACGGCCCACGAGGTTACGTTTGTCAGCGCCCTTAATCTGCTTCCAGCAGCGCTTAAGCAGTTTGTTGACCCGCTTATCCCATGCTGTCTGCCGGGTGGCGTCCTTCGTCTGATCGCCTTCGTAAACTTCCGGGTAATCCTCCCAGCAACCGTCAACCATGCGCGTCACTGCGGCGCCGGCGATAGCATTGCGGCGGTACGCCCGGTAGAAGTCATCGAAGCAGAGATCCTGCGGGTATCCGAATTCCTGATACAGACGTTTACGCTTGGTATTACTGGTGCCATTGAACAGTGCGTTGACGTAACGCATCCGCTCGCGGTCGATGCTGGCGTTCGTGGCGAGTTGTTTATTTTCGCTTTCGTTCACGGTGTCCTCCGTCAGCGCGAGCGCACCAACATGCCGGTTGATTGTGGTTCTGATAATTCGGTGAGCGCGTATACCGCGGCATCAAGCCGGTCAGGTGATTTCTTCGCAGTGGATGGCACGTACTCCATGAACTGGTTCTCGATCTCGTAGAGGCTGCCACGGTGAGCTACCCGGCCCTGCGCATACAGCGCGGAGATGGGCTCTGCACGCGCGTATTTGCCCTTACTGGCATGCACGCGGATGATGCGGCCGCCGAACCCGGCATTGCGCAGCGTGTCCTCCGCCATATCGCCGCCCTGGTTGGTTTCGATGACGATCGCATCAGCTTCGTGCTGCTCATAGGCTTCAATGGCTTTGGTAGCCCAGCCGTTTGGTGAGTATTTCCCGCTGTAATCCGCATCGAGGCTGTATTGCCGCTCATCGCCGGTACCGTAAACACTGGCGACGGCAATGCCTGATTCGTCACTCTCTTCGCTGTTTGTCGCCTGCGGGTCGATTGCCACGATCGTACGGGCCAGTTCCTGGGTGATCCGCATCGCGTGTGCGGCGCTGATCATCTCCTCGTTCCACAGCGCGCCCTCCGCATTGAAGCGTTTCGGGTTCTGCATGTACTGGGCTTCGGCTGTTCGCCGGTGAGAGAACAGCGATACGCGGTGCGATTCGTTGTGCTTAAACGGCCATAACCAGCCATCAGGCAGGCCGTGGTCAATCGGGATTGCGTGGGTGTTTTCCGGATACTGGTCGGCGTATGACTGGCTGTTGTTGATCAGCACTGGTAAATTCAGGTGGTGCCACTTCTCACCGCTGCCGCCCCGCAACAGGTAACCGCTCAGGTCGTGGTAGTGAATGCGTTGCATGATGACAATCATCGGCGTCGTCTCGATCGCCAGTCGTGATTTGATTGTCTCGTTAAAGCGGCTGTTGACGCCGTCGCGGACGATCTCCGAGTAAGCGTCATCCGGCTTAACCGGGTCATCGATAATCAGAGCGCCCTGCCAGCCTGGCTCCATGTGTCCGGCACGAAAGCCGGTAACCTGCCCGGCAGCTGATGACGCATAAACGCCGCCACCGTGCTCAGTCCACCACATCGCCTTGCTGTCAGCGTCATCGCGAAGCGACATCGGCCACATCGACTGATACGCCTGCGACTTAATCATTCCGCGCGCAGTTGAGGAGTTCAGCAGTGCCAGATTGTGCGAATATGACAGGTGCATGAATCGGGCCCGGCAGTTTAGCGCCAGCCCCCGGCCCATCATATTGATAGTCGCCAGTTCCGTCTTCGTGTACCCAGGCGGAACGTTGATGATCAGGCGCGTAATCTCACCATCGATAACGCGGTCCAACGTCTGCTGAATCACCTTGTGGTGAGGAGCGATAATCATCTTGCCGCCGGTTCGCTGCTTGAAGAAGTAGCGCGCGTAATACAGTCCGTCCTCTTCACACTCAACCCGGCGGGCAAATGTCTTTTGCTCAGCAGTCGTCATCCTCCATCATCTCCTGCCGTGCAGCCTTGTATTCTTCTTTGGTCAGCGTCACCATTTCGATCGGGCCGCCGTTCTTGCCTGTATGCTCATGCGTCGCCTGTTCTTTGAAAGCCATCACATCAATGTGCTTTCCGAGCAGCTCGAGGTTTTTAACTTTGTCCGGCCACTTAATTTTCTTAAGCAGCCCGACCATCTCGCGCTCTTCCCCGCGACCCTCGAACATTTCGGCCACATCAAAGCCGCTAAGGTAACGACGCCATGATGAAGGCCACTCGCTTACCGGCCTCAGGCTCATGTCATCTTTGAGGATGTCGAGCACGTCCATCTGGTCAATCTCAACGAGCCGATTCAGGACGTATGTCGCATTTATGCCAACCAGATCATTGCGCTGCGCTTTCAGTTCGGCAATTCTGGATTGGATGTCAGGTTTTGACAGGTTTTCGGACGCAGTGCGGTTAGCTGTCTTTGCGCTGTACCCCGCCCGAATAGCCGCTTGCGTGGCGTTTAAATCGATGAGGTACTCGCGACAGAACATTTCTTGCTTGTCGGTGAGTGCCATGGCTTGCCTTATATGAGGAATCTTTATGTCTACTGAGTCACTGTTAAGCACATTGATCAAATACGACCGTTTTCATGCCACCAATCAGATGGTGCCGGGAATAGCCCAACTCGCCGTTGATAAAGGTTATGAAAATCTCAGCGGGAAGCAAAAGCTCGTGCTTGAACCGTATTTAACGCATGCTTGTGATGGCGTCACGGATCCAGGTGAGCATCATAATAACTGTCAACATATTCTTGAAGGTGATGAACTTGAGAGCGCCATTCAGAATGACATGTATTACGGCGGTTTACTTTGTCCTTCCTGTGTAGATGAAAAGGAAGATTACCGACGCCGTTGGGAAGACATACAAAGCGAGTAGGTTCAACACACCTCTGATTTCTTAGCCTTCAGATAATCAAAGGTCATGTCGAGAAGGAGAATGCGTAGCGCTTCTTCTTCTGATATGCGAGGGCTAAGCTCATTCAATCTGCGCTGCAGCTCATCAAGAACTTCGAGGGACCGCGCTACATGACCGCTCATATCAAGAGTTAAAGTGAATTCACCAACTGTCGTTTTCATGGTGGTCATTCCTCTGGCTCTTTCTCTTCCGCCACCGGCACAAAGAGGAACTGTTCCACGCTGTCCGGGCGGAAGTAACGCCACTCACCCTCTTCAGTAGCAAGAGCCACGAAGCCATTGATGATTTCAGGCTGGCTGCGAGTCATCAGACCGGTGAAGGTTTCTTTCGAAGTGGTGGTGATGGTGATTCTGTAGGTGTCAGTCATGAACGCCTCTTTATCCTCTCAAGGGGATAGCAGGTGATTTATCCGCTGTAGGGGATATCCATTATCGAAGCCCCTCAGTGAAGAGCTTCTGTAATGCCTTTACGATTCTTCCGAAGGGAACAGGATCAGGGTCTCCTTCGCTTCCTGAATGGCTTTAGTGGTACGGGCAACCAAACCGTTTTCGCTGGTTACGCGGTTGAGGTGCTGGATGAACAGCTGATACTTCAACTGGTCGTCTTCCACGAACTTGATAGCTTCTGCTGCTGCAGCGGTATCAAAGTTCACTGCCGATAACAGACCGAAACGGATCTGCTGTGATGGGGTTAGTTCGGCGCTTGCCATATGTGCTCCTGTTGTGATGAAACCCATTATCAAGCCCACCCGCAGATGAGCTTTGGAATGGAAAGCCGTTGTGAAAGTGGCTCTCTTAGAGACGGGCTCAATTTTGAGCCGGTTACGCCGCTTCGTCTTTTTTTGGCAGGCCGGGAATGACTAACTGAATCTGCTCCTGCATGTGAATCCGTTCAGATTCAATACGGCGCTTTTCACCACCAACACCCCAACTATTCATAATTCGAGCCGCCGTACTGACGCGCTTGGTCTTATGCTGATACTCCAACTCAAGCTTGTTGGCCTCAGCAAAGAGGGAAAGCTTGCCCATCACGACATCGCGGAAAGTCTGATAAACCTTCACCTCGAAAGATGCCGAAAGCCATGCAGCATACTTTAGGGCGATCAACTCATGCGCCCACGTCCCGCGATTAGCTCCACCATGGATAACATCAAGTATCTGATTTTTCTCCAAAGTGTCTTTTAGCACTTTGGAAACTTCATCGACAAAAGCCTGCACTCCGTCAGCACCGATAAACTGACTAGGCACCTGCCACTTCTTCGCAAGTCCACCGGCCATTGCGGCTCGGTGCATATCGTTCAGGTTATAGGTGCCGTGCTCATTACTTCTGACGTGAACATTTTCGATAACAATGCTTGGGTGATTCATAGCGTCTTTACCTTTTAGAAAGTGAGCCTGTCTCACAGAAAAGCCGCCCGAGAGAGGTCGCCACCTATAACGGCTGTTCTCAGGCTCGCTTACTGAAAGGCTCTCGTGATGGAATGCGCGTGAGATGCGCGGGCATAAAAAAGCCCCGCTAATGCGAGGCTCAGTTATTTCTCTATGCTTAAAGTCCAGAGGAGAGACTGTGCCAGAGCCTCAGGGATGAGGTTCTTTGTCCTGCGACTGGATCTTGCGTATTGCTGTCCTGTCGATATTGCACTGCCCGACGATCCCATATAGCTCCGCGTTCATTGCAACGCTGTCGCCATACGATGGGTTATCGGGCAGATCCGGCACATCAATGCGGGACGTTAGCTCTGCCGGCAGGTTGAGGACCGGCGTCTTTACCACCCGGTATTCCACGGGCGGCTTCTGCTGCGGCGCGCAACCGCTCAACAGCTGCATCAGGAACAGGAGCGACAGCGCACTTATCTGCTGCCAGGTAACGCTTAATCTCACCCTGTAGCTTTCTGTTCTGCTGGGCGGCTTCTGCCCGTTGCTCTGCCACTTCCGACATGACAACGTTTTGCCTGTTGACCGCTCCTGCAAGTTCTTTAACGCTTCCCGCCAGATCGTCATTCTTCGCCCTCAGATCGTTAATCTGCACATCCTTGCTGTCGTTAAGCTGGGTAAGCCTTTCGTTCGTGGCAGTAAGCTGGTAGTTGCGCGCATTTAGCCCCCACAGGCAGATGGCAACAAGGATGATGAATGCGCATGGGATGAGGATGTGCGCGTTGTTTTTGAAAAAGCGGAATAAACTGATTAAACCGAACATAAAACCCCCTTAGCTTTAGTCAAGCGGGCTTTCCTGTCCTCCAGTCCATTTGTGCCGCCGTTAATGATTCGGGTGATGCGGGTAACATCATCAGAGTCGGCGACAGAATTAAGTCCGTGATTGCTCCACCATGCAGCTGCTGATTCAGCGGCGTACTGAGGCTGTGTGAGTAGCTCCGGGTTCTGAACGATATCAACGCCAAGCTGCTTCACCAGTGCGGCGTAGTTCGCCTTCCCTGTCACCTGTATCAGGCCGCGCCCGCGGTAACGATAGCCATCACCAGTATTCCTATCGCCATTCCCGTTCCGGTTGGCGTAGATGATGCTGCCGATCATCTTCTGGTCTGCAGGGTGAGCATTCTGGCCCGAATCAACCCGGCCATACCTGAGCGCTTCTTCCTGGCTGATGCGGTTGCCGAACATAGCCAGCAACGCACCGTAGCGATAATTCAGGCTCTCTTCGGTATGCACAAACCCTGATGACTCATGCCCCACCTGTGCGAGGAAGTGTGCCTGCCGCAGAGGGGTGTTGATGCCGTATTTCTGCATGGCGGCGTTGACCACCGGGAACCACTTCTGCGCCAGAGCAGAGCTGACGCCAGTGGTTTGCTGGAATTTACTGAGGGTCAGCATTAGCTTTTTCTCCCGGTTCATTCAGGCCAAGACGACGCCGCGCATAGGCGAACAGTGAATCCACTCCCACATAACCCACGCCAGCCGAGATAGGCCAGCAGAGTTCAGGCGGAAAGTTCCAGTTGAAGATTGCCCATATGGCCGTGAGCGTGGGCTGAGCGAAGAAGCAGAGGATGCCGCACATCGTTGCGCCGGCGATCCGGTCTTTCCACTTTGATTTAGCGCCGCGTGAGGTAGCGAGTATCGACATGACAAAAGCCAGAACCGAATAGCCAGCTTCGTTTTTGTGGTTTACAAGCCACGCAAGCATAACGGCCCAGGTATCCGGTCTGTCTTGCATAATCGATTTCTTCATGATGGCACCGGTGTGGTGCTCGTTGATTTGGGTCGGGCTCTCAGGGCTATTTAGCAACGGGAGATGTCGAGGGTGATCCCCGGAGCCCGAAAATAAAAAAGGCAGGTTCTGGTCTGCCAAGATGAGGGTGTTGCTTGAGCCGTAGCTCTTATGGTCCCAGGCAGGGGTATTCCAGATACGAAAAAGCCCAAGGCGTTAACCTCGGGCTCTTTTGTGTAATTAAGTCGGCAACCAAAGCTATGGCGACGATATCAGATTTACATGAAATATATGCGTTTCAGTTCGGTTTTGCAAGACTTGAGTTAAAGTTTGTCGCCTTTTGTTGTGAACGTGATCGCGTTACTGAGATAAGAGAGTGGCTATCAAGCCGTGTAAAGCTGCTGCGCATTGCCAGCCAGTGCGGCAGATATGTTTCCGTAAAGGTGGATTTCGCCACGCCTATCAACTCGGCCAGTGCCTGATATTCATAAACGTCACGCCCAGCCAGCTCCTCTTTGACGTCCTGCGCCGCAAGCCAGATTAACGCCTTCAGCCTGTCCATCGTTTTCCCAGCCACCTTCTTCACGCCCAGTTGCGCCCTGAACTCACCCCAAGCCCATTGGGTAATCGCCAACTGGTTCTCCCAGCGTGTGTTCTCACTGTAGTTCCAGAGCAGCCACGCCTTCTGGTGCTCATCCAGCGACAGGACCGCGCGACGCCACGATGCGGTGGAGTATTCGACCGGCTGAACCAGCGGGATGTGTGACCCCTTGGCGCGAGACTGCTTACCGGGGATCGGCGGATTGCTCGGGTTAACCAGTTTCCCGTTAGCCGGGTTAATCACCTTCACGCGGGAACGGCTGCGCGGAGTGGCAGTGAACATAGCGTTTTCAGCAAAGGCGACCAACTGGCCCTTAGTGGCCCCACTCAGATCTGCAGTCGCAACGATCAACTGCTCACGCACATACTGCAAATATTGAACGTTCATTAAGCGGCTTCCTTCTGAGGTTGTTTGGTCTGGCTGTGCTTTGCTACTGGCGGCATCTTGGCGCGCATGACGCTTTCGGCCTGGTATCGGGCTATCTGGTCACGGGTCATTGCTGAATCCTCAGCGCTGCTTCGAGGTCAGATTGCGGGATTGCCAGGAGCGTCCTCCGCTGATCGGCCGTGATGTTACGCATCCCCATAAAGACAATGCCTGCAGGTGTCTTTACCGCAGCAACATGCTTTGAGCGGTACCAGTTGAGTAATGCGAGGGTATTGTGGGTGCTCATGCTGCCTCCCGGATCAGCTCGTAGTCATTCAGATACAGGCCACCGAAGCTATACAGGATGCCGTCACGGATGTTTCCGAGCGTCGCGTAAGGGAAGTAGTTGAGATAGAACTCTGCGGCTCTGTCAGCTGCGCACAGAAGCTCTGAGTAATGGTTAACTCGCATGACGAACAGCACGTCCTGGAAGATCGCTGCCGTTTCACATGGGTAATGGATTTTATTCATGCTGCGATCTCCTGCTGTTTGAGGGCGCGAAGCTTCGCCCTGGCATCGGCGCGGATGCCGTCCAGTTCTTCGCGGGTGTAACGGTGGGTTTCGTTGTTGGATTCCAGAGCCTGCACTTCCTCTTCGCCGATCAGCTTAACCAGTGCTGCTCGATAGGCCTCGATATTGCCTGATTTGTGAACGTTGCAAGCTGAGCACTGCAGCCAGATATTGTCCGGGTTGAAGCGGAGTTGTGGTGCGGCGGCCGTAGTGCGGTAGTGCCCGGCATGCCATGCAAAGGCGGTCTTTGTTCCGCATGAGATGCAGCCATACCCGGCAGCCAGCAGCGTAGTGCGCCGCCAGTCGTTGACGGCGCGTTGAGTCATCTGCAACCAATGGCTGAGTGGCTTAACTGCCTGGCGTCGTTCGGCTTGGCTCCTTCGCGCTTCCTGCTCCTTCTGGCGCTGCTCCTTGATTCGCTTGGCCGCCTCTTTCACCTTCTGCTTTGCTCTCAGTTCCAATGCGTAGATAGCGCCGTGAGCCGGGCAGCACCAGACGACATTGCTGTACGCCGGGTGGAACCATTCGTTACAGACCTTACACTTACGCCGGGCTGGTTTACGCATGATTTCTCCTTGCTGCCAGGCGCAGCCATTTCTGATCGACAAGACGGGCGGTGTAGCCCTTGAGGGTTGGGATTTCGGATGGCTTGAGTTCCGGCTTGCGCTTGCGGCGAGTCCGGACCCGGTAGATTTCGTTGGTGATGATGCGAGCGAGAGGGCTAGCCATTACGCCTCCTGCTTATCGCGCAGCTGCTGATATTCGCAGCCGTTCGGGATAGTCAGCACCAGGCCAAACTGAGCGCACCACGCTTCTACTTTGCACAGGAAGATATGCATCTCTCCCGTATCGAGTTGAGCCGTGTGGCGAGGCTCCCAGGTGGTTTCTTTGGTGCCGGTGATGAAGTCGGTGTAGGTGACCTCTTCGCAGCCGAGGTAGGTCTTTTTGAGGTTGCGCTTAACCCACTCGGGGGTAGTGTCGGTGCGGCCGGATTTAATCAGGTATTCACTGATTTCCTGGTACCACATGTGGCTGAGGCTATTTTGAGAGAGGCTACGCTTCTCGCGCCACTCTTTGACCTGCAGGCGCAGAGGTTGGCCGGAAGCGAGTTGCTCCTGCAGCATCTTGCCGATTTCTGCGAAGTTGCCGGAGTGCAGCTTGATGCCGCATTGAGGGATGTTCATACGGCCCCCTCACAGGAAACCGCAGAATGCAGAAAATCGCCGGTGCATTTCTGCATCGGTGACAGGGTATTGGTGTACTCGATGTGTGTCGTCATATCGTCCCCAATATGACGCGCCTGCACCACCGGTCGTTCACTCCGGCGGCACAGTGATTATACCACTAGTTTTGAGAAATGATTATCAACTTTCAGTCGCCATTATCTGCGAGCTTTTGCATTGCATCACCGTACCGAGCCATGCCTTCGGCAAGTGCCAGCTTCGCCTCCTGCTGCGGTGCTGCTGCAATCAGTCTGCTCCATGCGTCCTTTGAGTCTTCTGCGCCGTAATCAGTAATTGAGTCGAACTCATCCAGCATTTCTTCTGTCGGATCAACCGGTACAGCCACCCACCCATCCGGCATGGCCTGATGCATGATTTTCTCGTACTCAGCAACCTGTGGGTCTACTGGATGTGATAAGTCGCGGTGAGTACCCTGAAGCATGGCGGCGCGGCAGGCTTCAAATACCGCATTGTTAAACTTCACGCCTTCAAAAAAGATTTTCCCATCATGCTCAAACCAGAACTCGGACTTCTCAACATCGGGTAAGAGGCTTTTAAGCACGCCCTCAGGCACAGATACCACCTCTGGCTGCGGTAACTGCGGTACTGCGTAAAGAGCCCTTACCTGCTCCCCATTTGCTCGAAGCGAAATCACACTGGCAGGATCAATATCCACCCACACGCCGGCCTCTTTGCAGGCTTGATACACCGGGTCCTGCTCCATGCTGGCGAGCAGTGGAGCAATTCGTGCGAGCAACTGAGACTGCATATCTTCCGGAGTTTCAGGTTCTCCAGGGCTGCCGAATCCGGCAAAGAAGTCACAAATTTCAGATTCGATTAATTCCTGCAAAGTAGCCATATCCCTACTCCCCCACCTTAGTGATGATGCCAGCGGCGACCAGTTCTGCGACCTGCTGATCTCCATCACTGGAGATGGCTTTATCGCAAAGTGTGCACCTCTGTACGCCTGACACGTCCCAGAATTTGCTACGGTGATCGCATCGACTTTCCGCTATCTTCAAACGCTCACGATAGTCAGCAACCATCCGGCGCACCTGCTCCAGTGGCGTAACGCTGCCGCCGTCAGGTGGGTCCATGTACTGGATGCCGGGGAGCAACTTGCACAGCGCATCATCAATAACTGCGCGCTGAACCTCTTTGTCTCTGGCTTCTTCTTCGTATGCTGCTTTGTAGTCTTCCAGCGCCTCTGTTAGCGCCAGCACGTTCTCAGGGCTGGCCACGTCCTGCCATAAATCTGATGTGTCGCAGGCTTCACGACACATGATTTCGTCCTGCGCCGCCGCTTTCAGCTTCGCCGACAGTACATCGATATTGCTCATTTGGCTGCCTTCCCTTTCTTCACGCACATAAGCGCGGCGTTCACCTTGTCCTGCTTTTTCACCTGCTCCATAGCCTCAATGCAATTTTCTTGAGTGTTAAACTCAATGCCTGAAATATTGCCTGAGTTGTAGTAACCAGTGCTCAGCGATAAGAGGATCCAGATCATGCCGCACCTCCTTGGCGAAGTTGGGCGGCGAACTCGTCAGCATTTTCACCGGACACCCACCACGAATCCCTGCAATCTGAAGAGTGAGCACACTTCGACTCTTCTTTGCACTTTGAAGCAAACATATCCACACCCTGAGCCCGCACTTCAGCCAGGATAGCATCAGCAGCCACTCCGCAATGATCCGGGTCAGTGAAATCAGCTAGCGCCTCCCCACCCCGCTCTACAAGCTCTGTCTCACTGGCATAATCAAGCCCATCAACGGTGTTTAGGTGCCCGTGGTTGTAGCCTTTCATGTACACCTGTCCGCAAGCCCATCGCACAGCTTGCACTTCAGCAGCCAGCGCCGCGCACTTGGCTTCCTGAACCTTCCAGCCTTCCCACATGGCTGCCATCATCATGAACCAGACGTTTCCGCAGCCATCCTTCTTGTTGTCGAAAAACCAGTTCACGAACTCGATGGTCATCCCGTTATCTTTCGCTAATTGCTCGCGCTCATTCATACTGATGCTCTCCCGCCCCTGACCGAAGCCAGGCACTGATTGAATAGGTTGTTAAGTGGGTTGGCTGTGTTCTGCTTAATTTGCTTTGGCTGCCGCTTAGGAGCGATAACTGGCCGGTCTTCCGGGCGCACAACGAAGTAGCGGTAGCGTTTCTCGAACCCCTCACGGCGCAGAGTGTTAACTCTGGTCAGGTTGGTTAGCACCGAAGCTATCGCCCCTTTCTGGATGGATGTGTCGCGACGGATATCTGACATGTAGCAGCCTGGGTGTTTGGTTACGTACTGGATGATTTCCGCGTATTGGCTGCAGTGTTTCATGCCGCCTCCCCGCGCAGTTCGCGCAAGTTATCCTCGGTCAGTGTCATGTTGCCGACCTCACGGCTCAGCGCCTTCTCCATCCGATCTACGCAGCTACGGATGCGGGTCATCTGCACTTCCGGGAACTGGCTTCGGGACATCTCGATCAGCGTGTTGTAGAGATTGCGGTTCTTCGCCTGACGAGCTTTCACCTTTGCGCAGGCCCGGAGGGATTCGCCAATTTTGCGACCGTCAGCCCGGGCAGTGGCGCGGCATAACTCCAGCGTCAGGAGGGTGTCAGGGAACTCCCGACAATCTGAGTTCATGATGATTTGCATTGCTGTGTTCATTAGAATCCACCCTTCTTAGCTGGTTTCGCTTCCTGTTCACGGCGGCGCGCTTGTTCAGCCGTCTGGTCGCAGTCGTAGATAGCTCCATTCACCTGATTGCAGTAAACCGTGCCGGTGCTGCCGTGGCGGTTGAGGCGCAGAATTAACTCGGTTTCGCCTGGCGGAACGCTGTCATCAAAAGCGCCCTCCCGGTGGATGCCTACCCAGTAGTCACAGTCCTGCTCAATCTGGCCTGTGTCGCGTGAATCGCTTGGTAACGGGCGTTTGTTGGTTCGTTTCTCCAGCTCACGGTTAAGCTGGGTCAGCAGCACCACGACACAACCAAGCTCTTTGGCGAGGTTTTTTAGCCCCTTGGTGATCATCCCGTAGGCCAGGTCGTTACGGTCGGCTTTCTCTGCGGTCATCAGGGTCAGATAGTCAACCAGCACCATCCCGACAACACCCTTCTGCCGCTTCACCTTCCGGCACTCAGCGACAACGTGCGCCAGCGTCATTCCCGGCGTGTCGTCGATGTAGAGCAGGTCAAGCTCACTCAGTCGCGCAGCTGTACCCATGGCCTTTTTGAAGTCTCCGTCGTAGTCACCCTTATACTGATCGTCAGCGTCCTCGGTGGCCGGCATGTAGAAAATGCTCGGGTTAACGCCGGACTTCTGCCCTACCAGCTTCTCGAGGATCTGATCATCAGGCATCTCGAGGCTGAACATCAGCGCAGGTTTCTTCTCACGGATAGCGCAGTTAATTGCCATCTGGCTGTACAGGGTCGTCTTACCCATCTTTGGGCGAGCGCCAATCACAAACAGCGAACCCTTAACCAGACCTTTTGGCGCCAGGAGTCGGTCGAGTGATGGAACCCCAGTACTCAGTCCGCGCTGCTCCCCTGCCGGATCAAAGCGTTTCTCCAGGTCATCCACCCAGTCTTCCATCACGTCTGAGAACGTCCTCAGGCCGCGGCGGGCTCCGGTCTTCGAGTGATCGGACATCTGCGTGAAAATGGACTGGATAGCGTCAAACTTCTGCGTGGCGTTCATGCCGTTGCGGGAATAGAGCAACTCGGTAGCTTCCGTCAGACGCTGGATGCCGTAGCGTTCCATAGCGGCTTCACGGACCGATGCGGCATAGGCCACGATGTTTGCAGCGCTGGGCGTGTTCTTGGCGATCTCCGCCAGGTATGCAAACCCACCGACCTGCTCCGCAAGCCCTTTGCTTTCCAGTGCGTCGAAGAGGGTAAGAGCATCGACCGGTCTGTTGTCGCGGTACATCTGGCGCATCTCGGTGAATATCACCTGGTGCCAACGGACGTAGAACGACTCAGGCTTGAGCATTGCCAGCACCTGCTGGGCGCGTTCGTTGCTATCGCCTACCAGCATCAGGCCGCCGATCACGCTCTGCTCTGCTTCAACGTTGTGAGGTACGGTCACGAAATCAACGGTCATCACGGTCTCCTTCCCGAACCTGGGCGTAAAGCTCGGAATTCAGGATGAATTCGTAGTTGCGCTTCTGCCAGGTCTTGCCTGTCTTCTGGTCTGAGCGGGATTCAAACATCCATCTGCAGGAGGTGTGCAGGTAGCTCAGGTACTGTCTGAAAGCTGTCATGCCGAAAGGCTCTGCATCACCAAACTGCTTGGCAATAGGCTTGGCCTCTCTCCAGAACTTCTGGATCAGCTGACGGCGCTTTGGAGTGATGGCATTCCATCCCCTGGCATCAGGTACGCATTCCCGAAGAGCATTCCAGATTTCTTCGCAGGAAATTCTGTTGGACTTTTCAGCCTGTTTTTCTTCGGCGGGGGCGACATACTTACTACCTTTAGGTAGTAAGTTATTTAAAGACTTATTGTTTATGGACAACCGTTGGACAACCGTTGGACAATCTTCGCTGAGAGGCGCGTCATCACTGGGGTTACCGTTGGACAACCGTTGGACAACCGTTGGACAATTTTTTGCCTGGAAATCGTCATATTTCACGATTGTGAGCAGGCTGAATTTCTTGCCCATCGAGCTGATGTGAAGCATCCCTTTAGCCTCAAAACTCCGCAGTAAACTTCTCACCTTGTTGTCAGGAATGAAGGTCTCGCTGACCAGGGTAGGACGCCCTGTAAGCATCTGGCCTCTTCCTACAGTGACCGGGCCAATGTCGGTGTTAACTACGGCGTCGTCATGATTGGCTTTGAGGATCAGGTGAAGCCAAAGATGAACGGCCTGAGAGTCCTTGTAGAGCCGGCTATCCATAAACTGGCGGTGTATAGAGACATACCCCATACTGGCTGCCTCCTGCGTTGGTACGGCGGTATGCCGGTAATCTGCTAACTTAACGACGACCATGCTTCACCCCTGATGTGATCAGTGCCAGTCGGATAACGCCAATCAGACGCTCTGCAAACGCCCGGTTCTTTGACGCTGTGACAACTAAACCTTCCGGCTCGGCGGGATGGCGCCGCTCCTCTTTTTCCTGGTACTTTCTGCGAGCTTTTGTCATAATTACTCCCGTTACCTGACGTAACACAGTGTCATTAAGCGTCCAGACTGCTACCAACAGCTGGACGTTTTTCATTTGTGAGCGCATTGAGCGCGTGATGAAAGGCCCGACTGATAGGGCTGATATCTGATTCCATCCCGAACGAGCACAAGACGGCGGCAATAAAGCGCCAGTCTGTCCGGCTTATCTTCGACTCATGACACCCCACCATCTCCGCCAGACCTCGCTGAGTGACCGCAGACAGATTGATGAGCAGATCCGTTTCGGCACGATCTACGTCCTGACGTGTTGGCTTGCTGTAACTTGCTTTATCCTTCATTGATAATTCCTTGTGTTGAATAAGTTAATGCGCACCCAATGATGCGTTTTTGTTATCTCCACATGGGCGGAGAGGATGTGCAGCGATGTTAAAGAGCGATGGTGCTTAGTGTTGAATCAGTGCTGTGCCTGGCGGGGGTCGCCGAAGAGCAGCCATTCTGGATCGCACTTAAGCGCACGAGCCAACTCAACCAAATAACGTGGGCGCTTTGTTGTCCCTGCCTCGATGGCCTGAAGAGACTGCTGTTTCATACCCGCCAGTTTTGCTAGCTGGTCCTGAGACAGATTCATCTCTTCACGTTTTTGCTTGAGGCGTTGAGAAATTGTTTCCATATCACCTCCACAGTTTTATCTGTATTCTGTGACAGTTATTTCTGTTTGTCAATTACAGTTTTAACTGTGACTATCAAGGCATACAGAGAGAGGGATTTATGAGCCTTGCAGATCGCGTAAAACAAAAAAGAATTGAGCTGGGCCTTACCCAGACAGAAGCAGCTGAGAGAGCCGGTATTCGCCAGCAGTCCTGGCAGAGCATTGAAGACGGGAAAACTCTTAAGCCGCGTAATATAGTTGGCATAGCCAAGGCGCTGCGCAGCGACGCTGACTGGCTTATGAACGGCGGCGCATTTATGCCGATAGCCGAAGTGAACAGCAGGAGAGTTCCTTTGATAAGTTACGTGCAGGCGGGTGCGCTTGCGGATAAGAGCCCTATAGAGGCTTTCGATGGTAGCCTTGAATACATCCTGACGGATCTGGATTTGTCAGAGCACAGCTTCGCCCTCCGCATCGAGGGTGACTCCATGGAGCCGGACTTTAAGGCCGGTGACGTTATTATTGTTGACCCAGAGGTGGAGCCAGTACCAGGTGAGTTCGTAGTTGCAAAGAATGGGGGAGATCAGGCCACGTTTAAGAAGTACCGCCCCACGTTTACCGACGCTATGGGCTGCCAGCACTTTGAGCTTGTTCCGCTGAATGATGATTACCCTGTCATTAACAGCTCACTACAGCCCTTAGTGATCATCGGTGTAATGATTGAGCACCGTATTTACCGCCGCAAGCGCTAACCCTAACTCCCTCTCCTGAAGAACCGGCTGATGCCGGTTTTTTTCGCCTATACAAAAATAAATCTTCCGAAATTACAGGTGCATATGTTTATTACGATAATAAATACAGTTTTGTCTGTTGACGATAATACAGTTTTATCTGTATCTTTATCTCATCAACAGGAAGCACCACCTAGACACGGAACGAAGTCTCAGCTCTTTAAAATCGATGGGGTAATTTCTCCCGCCCTTGTGGGAGACCAAAGGAAGTTGCTTTGGGGATTGATGACCGAGCCTAAAAGTAACGCGGCATGAGGCGTATCTCATAAGCGAATCGGGATGGCGGTAGGCGCTGATACGACGCGAGCCACAACGTCACATTTATCAATCCACCAAAGCAACCACTGGAGGATGTATGACCAATTTAATCGCAAGCAACAGCGTTACACGGCGTTATCTGAAACGTGGTGAGCTGATGGCTAAGCGTCGCGCTGAGGCTTCTCAGAACGCGGCACAGGAAAGAAAACAGGATATGTCACGAGTAGACCGCGCCACTTCGCTCGGCAGCCTTCGTGAAAGCAATACCGGCGGGGCCAGCTGCTTACCAGAAGTAGCAATCTTCGCAGCTGGTCATCGCAATTCAAAGCAAGTTACAGCTCGCTAATCAGCGGGTCGAGTGGCCTGCGGTGAATAAACAAAGGGGTGGGTATGGGCAAACGAATTGATGGGGAGATTATTCGGGGCGTCATTAACGACCCTCGCCTCTTCCCTGGGATTGAACGGGTAAGAAGTGGCAGCACTCAGATGTTCGGAAAGCGGATCGTCCAGGGGGGGAAATGCATCCAGGAATGCGATTTTGAAATCACTCCTCCAGAGAAGAGCTGGTATTCAAAGGAAATTGATGGGGTTTGGCACTGGGTTGAAGGCTGCGACCATTGCAATGGCGAGCCTAAAGAATGGGCATATTCCCGTTGCCAGAAGCATGATGTATGCGTTGATTGTGGCGGCGACAGAAGGAGCACGACGACAGCATGGGGATGCCGTGGTGGATGGCGTTGCAATGACTGTCAGGAGCAGATTAACAGACAGCGTCTCGCAGAAGCAGAGGCCCGGATCGTGCCTGATGATGAATACGATGAGATGGATTTCTGGCACGAAGACGCGGCTCGCTGCCCATGGTGCAAGGCTGAAATATCCACCGATGAATCATACGACGCCTGCCAGGAAGAGCACAAATGCTATGAGTGCGAGCGCCACTTCAAGCTGACGGCAGAGCATTCGGTGTCGTGGACAACAATTCGCTCAGTGAAACAGGTCGCATAGCGCGGCCTTTTAGCTGGTAACTACAGAGGGTAAGGGTATGGCGGGTTACAAATTTTTCATGTTCGACCCAGATAACGGATTCGAAACGTATAAGACAGCCGAAGAGGCGAAGGCAGCGGCTGATGAGGCCATCGACTACTACCGTGGTGATGCGGGTGACGGATGGCCGGATGAAGTGGCCCAAGTTTGCTGGGGTGAGATTAAGCAGGAAACGCAGCAGGTAGGGCTGCGACCCCGAGATGAAGAGGACAAGAGTAGTTGCGAGATGATTTGCGACTACCAACTGACTGACATCTGACCCTCTACGGCGGGTTTTTTATTGCCTCATACCTCAGCTAACGGAGGACATTTGAACCTAACCAAACCAATGATTGAGTGCCTTAAGGAAATCGATCATTACCGTGATTACCCATCCTACTGGAAGCCAAAAACGCGCGAGAAGTTAGAGGCGCTAGGCCTGGTGGAAGACAGAAACAAAGACGCGCGATATGCGCCAGCCTCTTACCAGCTAACGCAGGCCGGCAAAGATTATCTCTATTCAATTAAGGCCGCCTAACCAGCGGCTTTTTTCATACCTCAGTCGCTTCAAGTAGGCGACTCAGTTATGAGACGGCGGCCATCCACCGCTACCAATATTGCGTCAATGACGCGTCTGCACTAGTTCAGCAGCCCAACGGGCGGAGAGATTATGACAGTCACACACAACGGCAAGCAGTACACAGTACGAAAGGTAACGGGGAATGTATGGCGGCTAACGTCGGTCGAGAAGCCGCGCGAGTCAATCACCTTAGACCGGGCGCAGATGGCGTATGCCGGGTTGCTTAAGCAGGTGGAGGGGAAGTCATGACCATCAATCACCAGTTACTCCGTATGGCCCAGCAGAAAGCCCGTGACGCCATTGCACAACGCAACGGCACCAAGTGGATGGAAGCCAACGAAGAGATGAAGAGAGCTGCGGGAATGCCGTGGTATCGCGGTAATTCGAATCAGCGCGGAGGTGAGTATGCAGTGGATTAAGTGCATAGAGCGGATGCCGGATGTTGGCGAGCAGGTGCTGATTCGAATCTCTTGTAACGAGCATTTCAATATCGAGAACGGGAGATATAAAGGCGAAGGCCTGTGGGTTGGCTGTTGGTTTGATGTCTATGGGAAAAAAGGCAGCCCCTACCAAGTTTCACACTGGATGCCACTTCCACCTCCACCAACCGAGTAATCCCCCACCCCATTTCACATCTAGCAGCCAATCGGTGCCGGGTGACGCACGTCAATTTCAGGAGTAACCCATGGCCGCATATCGCGCATACGACCACATAGAGGATCGTCGCTGGGTCGAGCAGCAGTTAATCGACGAGAAAGAGAAGTGGATTGACGACCGGGCGCAGGAAATCATCGACATGATGCCAAAAGAGCCGTCCGGCCTCTTCCACTTCTCCGTGCCGATCGACTCCAGCCCATACGAAGGACTTCGCAGCGATAAAGCTTCCGAGGCATACAACGACTTCGTTTCGGCAGTGGCCTACGCCCAGGCAGAGCATGACTGGGAGCACCGCACCGGCTGCCCGTTCTGAAACCAGATTATCAGGAGTAAATAATGAGCTTCAGCATCGTTGAGTTCGTTAAACAGCAGGAGCCGCTCTTTGCCGGGGCGGTCACCGATCAGTCCGTAACGTGGGCGAAAGAAAGCCAGTTCGCAATTCAGGCATTTCAGCGAAACGACAGGCTGGCTACAACGGCAATCAGCAACCCGGCCAGCGCGCAGAACGCGATCATCAACGTGGCCGCCATCGGCATCACGCTGAACCCGGCGAGCAAACTGGCTTATCTGGTGCCGCGCGACGGCATGGTGTGTCTCGATATCAGCTATATGGGCCTGCTTCATCTCGCCCAGGCTACCGGATCCATTAAGTGGGGTCAGTGCAAACTGGTCTACTCAAACGACACCTACGAGTCAAACGGCCTCGATACTGCACCTACTCACAAATATAACGCCTTCGGTGACCGCGGCGCAGTTGTTGGCGGTTACTGCACAGTGAAAACGCCTGATGGTGACTACCTGACGGAAGAAATGAGCCTGGCAGAAATCAAGGCGACGGAAGCTACCAGCAAGGCTAAGAACGGCCCCTGGAAGAACTTCTGGGAGGAGATGGCGCGTAAGACCATCGTCAAGCGAGCCAGCAAGTACTGGCCCCGCGCTGAGCGTCTGGATAACGCGATCCACGTCATCAACGAAGATGAGGGAATCCACCAGGAGCCGGTTATGGCCCACACGCCAGAGAGTGAAGTAATCCTGTCGGAAGAGCAGAGAAAGCAGGAGCTTCACGACCGGGTATCGGCGCTGTGCGATGAGATGGAACGCGCTGAAACCATGCACGATCTGAAAATGCACTTCCAGACAGCCTACAGAATGACGGCCGGCATGAAGCTGCAGCAGAACGTTCAGGCCATCTATTCCGAGTGCAAAATGAAGTTTGAGGAGGTGGCGCAATGACCGCCCTCTACAAAATAGCCAATGACTTCGCCAAGCTGACTGACTCCGATATGGATCCGGAGATGATTGCAGATACCCTGGACGGCATCGAGTGGGAGCTTGAGGCGAAGGTGGAGCAGATTCTGGCTGCCTGCAAAAACGAGCAGGCCTATGCGGAGACGCTCAAGGAGGAGTCCCGCAAACTGGCTGAACGTGCAAAGGCTGCCGAGAACCGAGTGGTTAGCATGAAAGAGTATGTTGCCCGGTCTCTCGATACTGCAGGCAAGACTACCATCAAAGCTGGCATCCACCAGGTAACCGTCAGGGCCCCATCCAAGTCAGTTGAGATTACCGACGCCGCCTCCCTGCCCGCTGAATATGTCGAGTACGACACGGTCATCAAAGCTGACAAGTTAGCCATCAAGCATAAGCTCGATGCCGGTATCGATATCCCCGGCGCGCGCATTAAGATCGGCAAGCCCTCTCTCATCATCAAGTAAACCCGGTGATATATGAAAAATGCACACGACAACATCAGCGTGGGATCGGTGACGCTCGTTTATTCCAATTTACGTCGCGGGTGGATGCTACCGGGCGGCATGGTTATTCAGAATCCGTTCAAGGCCCAGCGACTTGCCGAAGAACTCAATAATAAGCGGGAGGCGGCATGACCGATTACACCGGGAGTAAAACGCCAGCAGATCAGCGTGATTTATGGCGCACGCCACCGGCTCTGTTCGCAGCGCTGGATGCTGAATTCTGCTTTCAACTGGACGCCGCCGCAGCGCCGCGCAACACGCTATGCCGCAAGTTCATCACCGCCGAGCAGAACACGCTTGAGACGCCGTGGGGTGATTACCTCACTATCCCCGGTTACTGCTGGCTGAACCCACCCTATAGCGATATCACGCCGTTTGTGAAAAAGGCTGCAGGAGAGAGCAAGAATCAGATCGGCACCGTCATGCTGGTTCCGGCTGATACCTCTGTCGGCTGGTTCCGTGAGGCTATCGAGACGGCCAGCGAGGTGCGCTTTATCACCGCCGGGCGGCTGGCATTTATCAACCCGGTCACCGGCAAGCCTGTCTCTGGAAATAACAAAGGCAGTATGTTGCTCATCTGGCGGCCATACCCGCGTACACACTGCCACTTCGCAACTGTGGAACGGGATGAGTTGATGTCATTCGGGGTGAAACTTCTCGCCAGACGGGAGGCCGCATGACGCCAGAAAGTGAAAACGCCGTCAGATCGCAATGCCGCAAATGCGTGGCTGAAATCCGCCAGGTGATGAAGGCCCGGCCAAAGCCCAAATGGAACACTGTCGTTCCGCCAATCCTCGACAAGCACTATCAGAAGATAGCCGCCATCGGCATCGATAAGCTTGGATTCATCAGCAAAATTGGCCGCATGCAGGGCCGCTATGGAGTGGAGTCATGAAGGTAGAGAAAATTGACGTTCTGGCGTTCACGCTTACGGAGCTTGAGCGCCTCGACCCGGTTCGCGTGATGATTGAAAACTATGAGCCTGGAAAAGGCCGTATCACCATCACCTGCTACGGAAAGGCGTGGACTGGCGCATGGTTTGCAATGGGCGATGACTCGGTGCAGGAGTTCATTAAGCGCGTCAGCAACGAGTACCTGATCGGCTACTTCGACCCGCAGCTGCAAAGCACTGTTGATGATGACAATGACGCCAATCTCGCTTTCGTTAAGGGTGAGATTATCAAGCTGCGTCGGGAGCAGGAAATCGATGGCAACGAAGCCCGCTCGATGTGGGATGAGGCAGAAAGCGCTGATGATGTGAAGGCGAGCTGCTGCAATTACCTCGTCGGTGACAAGCTGCTTAACCTGCTTGGTGATGACCCATGGTATGCAAAATGGCCGTCCGTTCCGAACCATCATTACCAATATCTGGATCGGATTGTTACCGCCGTGAGGGGTGGAATTGACAGTATGGAGTGCGCCGCATGACAGCACAAATCACCGGGTCGCTAATGCGGCCTTTTTTATTGCTGGCGTTTGCCGTCAGCAGGATTAACCGACAGTTCAGGGAACACTGACAATGGAAGACAAAAGAAACTGGAGGTGCTTTTTCGGCATGCATCAGTGGTCTGTAATCAGCTCAAATGAAAGGCATTACTACAAGTCATCTACAGATAGCAGGCCTAATAGGATAGCGACTCTTCATACGCTCCAGTGCGTGCACTGCGGGAAACTTAATTCCAAAGAAATAGGTTAAGCGGGAGTGAACAATGGCAGATTTTGCAGACGACGCATCAGCCGTCGAAGAGTTGCAGCGTAATGCTGCGTTGAGTGCTCACAGGATTAACCGTGATGCGGTATCGGCAAAGCACTGTGAAGAATGCTGCGAACCGCTGCCGGAGGCTCGCCGGAAAGCGTATCCGGGATGCACGATGTGCGTTGAGTGTCAGGGTGAGATGGAGTTACGGAATAAGCAGAGGGGAATTCAGTGAAAGAGCGCGGAATGATTTTCAACGAAGATATGGTGCGGGCGCTGCTCGATGGCCGGAAGACTCAGGCCCGGCGTCTGCTAAAGCAAGCCATTGGCCCAAGCCTCAGTGTTGATATTGCGGAAGGATCACCCGGCGTCGCCGAATTATCCTGGCTGTGCGGTGATGGCCCGGGGCACGAAGTTAACGAACGCATCAAGCTGATCAGCTGCCCTTACGGAAAGCCAGGCGATCGCATCTGGGTGTGCGAGACGTGGGCGCGCTACAACATCGACCAGAACAGCCACGATTTGGCGTACCGCGCTACAACGCCGGAAGATTGGCCGGAGGGAGGCCGCTGGCGTCCAGCCATCCATATGCCGCGCTGGGCCAGCCGCATTCTGCTTGAGATCACCGATGTGCGGGTCGAGCGGTTGCAGGACATAACCCTGGGAGATATCTGCAAAGAATTTGGTTGTGGTCTTTATGAATTCCGCCCTGCCACTTATGGATTCCAGGCGTGGGAAGAGTTGTGGAAATCTATCTACGGCGACGACAGCTGGCAGGCCAACCCGTGGGTCTGGGTAGTCGAATTTAAGGTGGTGCCCAATGTTCCAGCTAATTCAACGGAGTCAGACTTACGCTGACCAGCACGGTTGGCCCGTCATCATCCACAGCTGCAATTCACAGATAGTCCGCTACTGGCGACAGGGCCGAATCAACACCGCTTCAATCGACCGATTTAACAACGACTTTGAACACCTCGACCACCGGGAGGCGGAGCAGATCCGCGCCGAACTGGAGACGAGCGAGCACATTAAACGGCTTCGCGCTATGCGTGCGGCATGAGGAGAGATATGAGCACTATTCAGGATATTCGTAGCCAGCTGGCAACGCTGGTTACAGAGGCGCACAAAGTAGCGTGCTCCCTCGATATTGGAGATGAGCGTACGGAAGCATTCGAACTGTACGAAGCGCTTCGCCGACTTCAACGACAGGGTTCAGCAGGTGAAATGTTGTCAGCAACAAACCCCCTTCTGGCCTCGCCGTATTACGACGAAGACTGGGACGATGAAGACGACTGAAGCAACTGATAGCTGATTCACTGAGTCGGCTATTGGGTGCGAATGCACTGCCACGTTATCCCCCCTATCCCCGGCCATCGTGCCGGGTTCTTTTTGCCTGGCTTTCAGGTTCGATTCCCAAACCGGAGATAAAACCCATGCGAGAACTCAGAGACGACTCACTCATTGACATGAAGTTTATGATGGGAGATGCTGGTTTCACTGACCGGTACTTCTATAAACAAATCCAGAATGGAAACCTCCCTCCTCCGATCAAGTACGGCAGATCCTCACGCTGGCTTTATGCCGATTATCTCAAGTGGAAAAACCACGCTCTTCCCCCAGTTGAAAATGCATCGTGAATACCCTTTGCGGGCATAACAGCGGGCACAATTTTCTTCACATCAAAATTTCCCCATACATCCCCTGCACTTATCGAATCCATTAGATGTCTGCAGGGGACATTCTCCCGTCTTCCGTTCCGACTTATCCTTCCCAGCCAATAGCACCCATACCCACAACGCCCCCTATCGCTGTGCTGTACTCTCGCGCCGTTAAAACAAATTCGCATCTCAAAAAATAACGGAGAAAGTACATGAAGAGAATCCTGATCGTTCTGGCCTTAATTGCCCCTTGCTCTGCGTTTGCCGGGGTTATCTTTCACCCGGTTGAGCGCGCTGCGGTAGTGGCAAACTCCGACCACCCGGTAGCGGCCGCGACGGTCACCGCGCAGGCAAGAAACCACCGCGCCGCCAGAGTGGACGCCGTTAACTGCAACGATGGTCGCTGCGTACAGCACGGTAACGTGGTTCGCTAA